GACTTTCCAAGAGCTGTGAAACTGCCATCTTTATTGATTGGAATTAGAGTTGGGGTCATGTTTTTTCCGTTCCATTCGAGGATTGCGATACCCATCTGCCAATTAGCCACAGTTCGCGTATAAGAGGCTTTTGCCTTATTCATAAGATTACCTACCTCAATGCCATATAAAGGTCTGTAATGACCTCCTATGCCCTCAGAATAGGCACTCATGCCCAACCTGTGCGTGTGTCCAATAACGCAACTTTTGCCCGTTTTGCGACTAAGGTTCAATGCAGTCATTCCAGCATTTGGATTGGCATTGCCTTCATCACCATGAGCCAATACCCAGCCCTTTTCAAATTCGTAAAATGTCTTATGAAATGTAATTCCTAAATTCTCAAAATCCATGAACTTTGCATATTGTAATTCTGGAAGGCTGATCAAGCCCGGCACTTTTAAAAGAGTGTTATAAAGGCGATCAGTATGATTACTGCGGACAATATGAGCCTCTTTAGCATTTTCAGTTAATGACCAAAGGATCTCTTGAGTAGCTGTGCGATCTTGGTCAAGAGTTTGTTGATAAGCCAAAGGTGTTTTCTCAGCCCATCGAGAAATGGTTTGAAAGTCAATCTCATCGCCAACACATAGAACGCTGTCAAACTTCTCACGCCTTGCAAGTTTGATGACATTTTTGACTGCTTGCTCATGATGGTATGGGATTTGAAGATCGCTGATAACTAAATATCGCTTAATCGTCATCCTCATCGTCAGATGGGTCTATGCTAGGAATAATCCCACCATCGCCAACAACCCAATTAGGAAATGTTTTGATTTCAGTCATGAGCCAAAATGCGTGTTCTGGTGTAAATCCTGCTTTCCTTGCAGCTTTGTAACATTCGTGCAACGCAATGTAATGCGCATCAATCTTTGATGGATCAGGAGTGTGGCGAACTACGCGCCTATTGATCTTTGTCCGTTTAGTGGTTTTGCGTGTGTTCGCCATAAATAAATTATCGCTTAACTATTAGAGAATACAGATCATCAACACGCTGTTCTAATCTGTTCAATTGATCCTTCATGCTTGAGCCACCATTAGGTCTTAGTTCTTGCAGGTAAGATTTAATAACCCAGCGTAGAACCAACAATCCAGTCGCGCTTAAAGTGCTTGCGCCAACGGCTAATCCAACCCATTCGTTTGGTGTCATTTCGCATTAACGCCATAATCATGCTCAGCACCAGATGTTGGATCAATTGCCTTAGCCAATGGTGCAACTAATGAACCTAGCAGAATTGCATACTCTGGGCGAATGTCAGCAACAATTGCCAAGACGACAGTTAAACCACTAGCTGCAACAGCTCTTAGATATGACTTGATTGCTGCTTTGTGTTTCTTAGATAGTTTCATTACTTGCCTCCTAGTAGTGGGATGTTAAAGAACTCGCCTTTTTGATTTGGTTTGAATGAGATATGAATATGTTTTGTGTGTGGATTAATTCCACGATATTTGACAAAACGCCAAAATGACTTAGCACTAGCAATCTTGCCACAATGGATTATGTAACTAATCCGCTTATCAGTTTTTGCAGCAACTCTAATTTGCTCTGCTAAGTAAATGCTCATTTCAGGCTGATCACATAATTTGGCATCGACATCGATAGCACAAACTTCACCAGTTTTAGGCAGCGGATTGTGATCGCTCTTAGTGTTTTGGTGCTTTTCGTTTCCGATCCAACCATCCGACTTGCGCGATCTATCAGCAAAACTGTCGTCAATCTGCTCACGCATTTGAACAGCAGCTTTAGATAACCAAGCCTTCATTAGCCAAGTATCGTTTGTAGTTCATCATCAGTTAAACCAATGCGATCAAGAATTGCTGCTTTTGCAACAGCCTTTGCTTTTGCTTGCGCTTTGCGTTCTAATTCTTGGTCAGCCCAAAGTTTTCTGTCTGCTAAAAATGCTTCCTTTTTTTCTCCAGTTAATTCAATTACTGTGTCGCCATCTTGGACTAGTATTTTTTCGTTATCTGATTTTGTCATTTTGTCCTATTTCTCATATCCATAAACGGTATATGTGCCTGTCATAGTTCCTGATGCTCTAATAATACTCATTGAGTCAAAAGATGTAGTGGCTAAAAATCTTCCGCCACCTGTATAAGTGGTAGAAGTTCCCAAAATACTGGTTTGAGTATATCCAGTCTTAACGCTTGCAAAAGGATTAAAAACTTCGATACTGTAATATGTTGGATTACCACTTGCAGCAAAACCAAAAGTAGTCCAAGAAGATTGAGTATTGCCGCTATTATAGTTTGTCACGGCACTTGTATCATAATCAGCACCAACATTTGAACATTCATAATTACTGGTAGTGTCGTCTGAACCCGATGCTCTTAATCTTGCATTAAAATTAGCACCTGCAGAAACGGTACTTACATTCACTATAATTTTATAATTATCGTAAGTTGCACTAAATGTATTGGCTGGTAAAGAAAAACTGGTGACGGCACTAAATGATGTACCATTAATTTTAGTTAAAGCACCGCTTGAAGGTGTAGCCCATTCAGGAGCGGTTGCACCAGAATTTACTCTCAAAATTTGATTGGCAGTTCCAAGTGCCAATCTAGTTTTAACATTGGCAGTTGATGAGCGATAAGCAAGATCGCCAAGAGTTGTTTCAGGATTTAAGTTTTTAGTTGTTGTATCAACAGATGATCCAAGCGTGCGAATAGCAGCTGCGCCATCCTTGACCAGCGCGGTGTCGTCTGGTGTTGTCCAGCCATAATTGGTAGTGGTTGCCATATTGTCCTTTATCTCAGGCTACGATTGTAGCGTATTCCCATGTCAATGTTGGGCTTAAAGTGTTCCATGCCTCTGTGATTGGTGTTGTATTCCAACGCATCGCCACTTGACTATAAGCCACAGGCGACAAGTTAATTGTCAGGAATAATTCGTTAAACCTAGTGCTCCATGACCAACCTTCGACATATCCTTCAAACTCACCTGATGAAATTTGAGCAGGTAGGTTTTGCAGGTTTAGCGGTTGCCCCATGAATACGCCAAGCAGATTATCCCGATCACTATTATCAATCTCTGGATTTGTGATTGGGAAGGTAATACTCTGGAATGCTGGTTGTGGGAATGCTCGTTGGGCAATATACCGATCTGCCACAGCTTGAGCATCAACGGCTGAATGTAGCACCGAGTTTATGCTTTCGGCTTTGTAGCCATAGGTTGCAATAGAACTTGCCGATGTTGCAGTTTTTTGTGATCCAAAATTATTGCCATAATTGATATACACATCATTGCGAATATCACCTGACCTTGTAATGGTGCTTAGTCCTTGACCTAATGCATGATTGGCACTCAGATCAACATATCCGTTTGTAAGCAGATAATTTTGCCTGTGATCTGCATCGGCATAACCAATGTTGCCTTCATTGTCCTCATATAAATATCCAAATGCTGAGTTAGCAATAAGGCTTGCAATGTTGTAAATCGTGTCTGGTTCGGCTGCTCTGTTTTCCATTGTGTATAAGCCCGGCTGATCTATCTCACCAAGTCCTAGATTTAGCGCATTAGCCCATGTTTCAGTTGCATCGTAACCTGCCCAAGTTGTAGCTGCTGGAACATCATTCCAAGTGCCAAGTAATACGCTAGACAATAAATCATAAATCTGATTGCCATCCTCATCCTGTGAAATTGTGCCGGCATATAATTCTTTTGCTAACTTGACAAGTGATCCCATTGCGAGGACTGAGTATTCAATAACAGTTGCATTTGATCCAGTTGCGCCAACGCTAACTGTAATATCAGTTATGTCGCCACCAAATATATTGACATAAGCGGCTGATGTATTTTTGACTTGCAGACTGAAACTATCGTTAATGTCAAATGGTAAAGTTTGACCAGACAACGCCACAAATGTAATTTGCAAATAAGATGGATTTGGTTGCTGGTAAATGTCATCGCGACCAGCTTGATGCTGAATATCGCTTATTGCAATGTCTGTGTAATCAACACCTGCAACTGTGAGTTTCCAATCAGGCGACCATGCAGTCATTATCTATCTCGTAATGCTGTCTGTGATATTGATGGTGTGGATCTTGATGCGCTTTGATTTACCACCTTAGCCACAGCTCTTGCAGCACCTTCACCATCTATTGCATTGACTGTGATATTAACTGGATTGCCTGAGCCATAAGTAAAGTTTGATCCGCCTCTAGGAACAGATGGCAATGATGATCTACCTGCTGATGGTGCTGGGTTAGGTAATGCTCCAATATTAACTCCGGGAATTATATTAACTACTCGGATTAGTTCATTGGCAAGTGATACAACCAAGCCAATTGCTTCTTTTAAGAATGTAATAAATCCTGAAATGATGCCTGAAATACTTGCAATAGTCCTGCCAAAACTTGCAGCACCTTGTTGGGTTTCTGTCAATGCTGCATTTAATCCTGCATCGCCTGTAAGTCCTGCAATAAATCCATTTAGTGTTGGAATGCCTTTGTCGTTTAAGAAGGTAATAAATTGTTCGACAAATGGCAACAATGCAGATCCTAGACTTTCCTTAGCCTCATCAAATGCAACAGTTAATCGATCAATCTTGCCTTGAAAGGTTTCTGCGTTTGTAGCAGCTGCGCCACCATAAAGTTCTGCAAGTTTGGCTTGCACCTCAGTAAATGACAATGTGGATAATTCTGCTTTAGATAAGCCAAGTCCTAATCTGCCTAGAGATGTAACATTGCCATCTTGAGCACGACCTAACGCGTTGGCGACCTGCTCTAAATCTTTACCAGATGCCTTGCTTATGTCTAACGCTAGTGTTAATAACTTTTGTGCTTCTTCAGTATCTTTAGTAGATACAGCCAATCTTTGTAATGCCGGTCTAAGCTGATCATCGGCAACACCTGTGGCAAGTGATGTTTGCAGGATCATGTCCTCGGTTGCCTTTATTTGGGCATCAGTAGCACCTGTGGCAGCCCGTAATGCATTGGCTAACCTAAGTTGTGCAGCCTCATCTTCTATCGCAGCCTTAACCCCATCAACGGCTAATTTAGTGCCATAGGCAACGGCAGCAGCAGCAGCAACGGCAAATGCAGCAGCAGCCTTTTTTCCAAATGCCGCTATTTTTTGACTATTGCTTTCAACGGCATTGTCGGCTTGATCTAATTTCTTTTTTAAGTCATCAATATCCGCAAGGATCTTGAGCGATAAGGTTCTACTATCTCTTGCCATTATGACCACTTATCCAAAATGCGATTGTATGCAGCTTCCCATCGGTTAATCAATTCAGGCTGAATTCTGCGAAGCGTTGGGTAGATAAACCAGCCACGCGAACCTCTGCCTTCCCGTCCTGAATATGAAGGAAACTGTTTGAACTTATTAGATCCAAACTCAACACCACCCCATAAGGTTTGCGTGTTAGCCCCACCTGAAAATTTCTGTCGTGCGAAACCATATTTGAACTCACCGATTTTGCTTGTCTTTGAAATGCTAACTCCGTCTGCAACTCTCTGCGCAACCTTGCCTGATTTTGTTCTGCCTCTAGCTGCCGTTTTAATTTCTTCAGCTGCATAAGTCGCCAAAAGATTAGACTGAACTCTTGCTTCCTCAGTCGCTTGCGCATCCATAACTTTGAAAGCTTTGAGAATATCGCGTATGTCATTGCGATTGTAAGCAATTGTTTCACTTGCCATACCTCGCCTCCAATACTTCTATCGCTGTCAAAATGTCGTCTGCATCAACCCATTCACTCATTGGTATGTTGGTGGCTATTGCCAGCTCAACCAATAATCTGCTTAGGCTTCCTGCTGCGTGGCTTTTGGGTTTGCATCACCGACTATTACATCGCTGACTGTTTCCATCCATGCATCAAATGGTTTAACTGGTTTTCCAGCAGCTTCACGCTTGTGTGCGTTGTATGCTAAAAACATTAGATCCCACATTCCAAGTTTTTCTTTTGCTTGGCTTATGGTGTTGCCAGTTGTCTTTTCCCATTTAGCCCACTCAGGCGGTTGGGCAATATATGTTGCTTGCTCGCCTGAGTTATATTCAATTGTAATTGGTAACTTCATTTTTTTGCTCCCGTTTCTATTTTTTAACTAAATGTTTCGGTTACTGCTCCACCTGTGACTAGGAATTCGTATGCAACTGTTTGTGCATCCATTCCTGATCCACCAACTGTTGGGTAACTTGGCTTAATTGGGAATGAAAATGATGCGCCTGTTGCACTTACTAAAGTGATTGTGATGTCTGTGTCTGGTGCACTATCGCATGCAGTCCATAGTGCCTCACATACGGAACTTGTCTTGCCCCAATCGGCTAACATTTCAAGTGCAAATGTAGCTGATACATTTGTGGTTTTGTAAGCCTCGCCATCAAGTGTTTGATAGGTCTGTCGCTCTAAAACCTTTGTCAAAATTGCGCTGGTTGCTTGTGCTTCGATGTCTGTTCCACCTGTGAAAGACAACGAAATATCGCGACCGGTGATTACTGTGGTTGCCATTATTTCTCCTTAGACTGTGCGTGTGTAGTAGGTAGATACTCGAACATCTGCAATAAGCAAAGTCGATGCTCCGACTGTGGTAACTGTTGGTCTTTCGACCGAGCTGACAATATATCCAACTGGAATTACTGCCAGAACGCTAATGACTAACTGCTCAATATTATCAAGTGATGCAGGATTGCTGTTGTAAGCAACTGCAACTGATATCGTAAAATTAACTTTTGCACGAATGTTTGATTTGTTGATTGTTTCAAATTCTAGGTATGGGCTATCTGGAACAACTACCACAGCTGGTGGAATAACTGTTTCAGGCACGAATGCATAAACATTTCCTGCAACGCTAGATAAAGCAGTTGCTAAAGGCGTGCGGATTTGTTGGAGGATTGTTTCGTTAGGCATTTATTGACACATGCTTTCGGTGTCTATGTAACTTCCCAATATGCCCACACATTTATTGAATAAACTTCTGCCCATTCTAAAAGGAGTTGCAGTAAAATCTACTCCTTCAATTTGTCCTCCACCTGCAAGTCGGGCTTGGAAGACTTCGACTGAAACTGTGTAACAGGCTGATTGAACAGCTGCATTTCCAACATAAGTTGATCCGCCAGAAAGGGCAGCAACTCCGGATGGGATGACATTAGCCTCGAGTATGTCGGCATTAGTGATCGATTGCGAAAAGGTATATTGTCCAAGATTATCTGCCAACACAACTCTTGTTCCGTTGTATGGTGATCCGCATCCTGTGATGATGACTGATTGTCCTTCGGTGAATTCATGTATTCCTAGTGTAGTAAAAGTAGCGACATTATCTGTCAGCGATACCTTCTCGATTGGTGCTTTGAATGTAACTAGCATTGGCAGAATAACGGATTCAGCCGTGTCTATTATTTGATTTAGATAAGAATCAGAATACAAGGAAGATGACACACCAAGCACAGAGCGCAATTCGCTTGCGGTAATTATGGTTGGCATGTCATCTCCTTTAAGTCTCCCATTATTAGCTGCCTACCAGCGGGAGCACCAGTAGGCATTAAGGGCTTAATTAGTTCTTGTTGAACCAAACTGCGCCACCAGCAATTTTAACTGCTAATGCGCCGTAGCCATAGTAAGCAACAGATACTTGACCAGTTGCTGTGATGTCTGAACGAAGTTGTAAGCGTGGGCTTTCGTACCATGTGAATGCATCTGGATTTACTACGATCATTGACTGATCACCAGTTGTGTATGCATCAAGTGAGCGAGAAACATAAAGATCCAAGCCAGCAACATTTCCACGAAGGCTCTGAGCTGAAACTGCTCCGCCTGCATTTTGAGGT